CAGTGGAAGCTGATGCCGACATGGCCAGGTAACCGGTGGCGCCGAGGACTATAATCTCCTCGTGCTCTGTTGGAATGGTGGTGGAGCTGGCGTCCAGGGTGTGTCTCTTAAGCCAGCGGATACGGGTGTCGTTGCCGTTGCCCTCGTCCTGCATATAAAGGTGGCCGGCCCAGTACTCAGTCCGCTGGTAGTATTTAGGGGTCTGGTCGCTCGGGAACTCCACGGACTTGACGCCGAGCAAGCCCGATAGGCTGGAGATATCGAGCTCGGTATCGCCGTCGGTGGTAGCGATATCGCCCTGCTGCTCGATGGGGGCGTGGAGGGAGTACTCCGTGACTACCCTGTCGATGGCTCCGTCCACCTCGTCGTCCGTCCAGCGGTAATTCTGGGCGTCGGTGTCCTGGAGGTCCTCCCGGACCCGGGCTCTCATTTCGATTAGGTTCATCGTTTACCTCACGAGATTGCCACGTCGCTCACGCTTCTCGCAATGACAATTAAGAATGAGGATAGGGAGGGGGTTCGACCTTCCCCCTCTCTCCCCCAAAGGTAAAAAGGAGGTGAAACACGAGCCCCGACAGGTCGGGGCACAGTCATTAGTCTCTCACTCCTGTGAGCATGGCGGCCTTGACGATGGAAAAGTTGGCCAGGGACACATACCACTTGACCCTGGTCCGGGCAGCGTCCTTGGTCTCCAGGGAGCCGAGACGCTCGACCTGAATCATCTCGGGGCTGGTAAGGCCGCAGACGGCGCCCTCTCCCATCTGGAAGGCGAAGATGGCCGAGCAATCGGCGTTGGAGCCCACGGTGTAGTTATCCTTAACCCAATCGTTGACACGGACAGGGATGCCGTTATAGAGCTCGACGAACTCGCCGAGCTTGCCCTGGCCGACCTGCAGGTTGCTGCCCTGGGCCCTGGCCAGCGCTGCGAGCTTCCTGCGGGACCGGCGGCTCATTAAGAGCAAATCAGGCTTGCCGCCCCGAACGAGGTCGATTAGCTGGTCCATCTTAGCCAGGGAGAGGGTGGCGCCGTTGACGGCCATGCCAAGGTGGTTGCCGTAGCGGCAGGTCCATGTGACCTGGTCGTCAACCACGGTGTCGCCCTCGGTGGTGGGCCAGGTGGGCTCAGTGGTGGCGTGGGTCTTCTTATCGCCTGCTGCTGCGGTGCACTCATAACGGAAACCGTTCTCCTTGCCGGCCGTGGGGACAACGATGTCGCCAACTTCCATAGCGGTGTCGGCCGTCCAGGCGGTGCCCTTCATGGTCTTATACAGACCATCGGGCTGGTTGGCGTCCACGCCCGAGTCTCCGTTCAAGAACGTGTTCTCGAACTCGTTCCTGAGGGCCTTGGCTTTCAGCTCGATGACGGCGGCCTCGAGGTCCTGGATATTACTCCTGGTAGCCTTGAGGAAGTTGTCCACGTCGGCGTCTCCGCCAAGGACGCAGAGGCTGGCAGAGCACTGCTCGAAAGCCGGCTCGGACTGCGTCCAGGTGCCGGTCACCGGGGCGTACCAGCCTACAGTGGGCAGAGTCTTCTCCCGGTTGTACTTCAGGCTATTGCCCACGATCTGGATGAAGGGCAGCTCCTGTAAGATGGGGCTGTCCTTGACTATGGTCTCGATGATTCCTTTAAGCAGGATATCGGTCGAGAGCTTGCTTGCTTCTGCTAAAGATATGCTCATATTTCCTCCTTAACTAAATCCAAATTTCAAAATCCAAATAACAAACTAAATCTAAAATTCAAATGACAAATTTAGACTTTGAGCTTTGGTCTTTGAGCTTTATTGAGTTCCTCCTTTTCCCGACTAGGTCGGGATCTTCGTTTGCTGGATTCCAGCGGCGATTTTCTCCCGGGGAGAAAGCCCCTCGATGTCGATGCCCGTCCGGGCGGGCGCTCCCGCCGGCACCTTTGTGCCCTTAACCTCATTCTCGAGGCGGGCCCGGACACGCTCGGCGATGGCGGTGGCCTGAGCCAGCGAAGCGTCTATATCCTCGATGGTATCGCCGGCGATGACGTCCTGGGGGATGGTAGGGTTGGCTGCCTTGACGGCGTCCAGGTACTTGGCGACGGCTGCGGTGTTGGCTTCTCTGGTGGCGGCCAGGTCGGCCAGGGCGAGCTCGCGCTCGCTCTGCTCCTGGCTTAGCGAGGCCTCCAGCTCGGCGATGCGGCCGTCCTTCTCGGTTAATAATGCATCGGCAGCGGCCTTCGCCTTCTGCTCCTCCTCGAGTTGGGACTTGATGGCCTCCAGGGTCTTTGGGGTTCCTTGAGTGTTTTGAGTTTCCTGAGTTTCTTCAGTTTCGTTTTCCATATATTTCTCCTATTCCTCTTGAGATTGCTTCGTCCCGATTTATCGGGACTCGCAAAGACAAGGGGGGTGAGTTATTATTCAGGCTCCCGACTTCAGTCGGGAACTTCCATCTCCGCAGCAACTGCCCTCTCTCTCGCTCCGCCACGGGTGGACGCTGCCTTAAACTCCTGATTCATTGCCAGGATCTTTCTCCTCTCCTCCAACCACCTCTGGAACTCCTCGTCGGGGTCCTGGATCCCCATATTGTCCATGGACGTCCTTCTGCTGTGGACGCCGGCCTGGACAAGTAACTGCTCGGTCTGTGCCTGCCGGTCGGTATCATGGGGTAGTATGGACCCCCAGACCACGCGGTGTTTGACGTCGGCAAAGTTCTCCTTCATGAACATTTCCGCCAGCTTCAAGATCATGGCGTTACGCTGGTAGTAAACATTTGTTCTGATGGTGTGTTTCCGCACCACCTTCTGAACGAGGCTGCTGAGCTCGATCCGCAGGGCGGCGCCCGACAGCTCCTTCTCCACGCCTCCCCAGGCGGCCCGGGGCGTCTCCGACACGTCGTGCAGGGCACGGTATAGCAAATCGATGTAATCCACATGCAACCTCACGCCTCCGCCTTGCAGCAAGTCTAAGAGATAAGCCTTAGCGTCCTCGGGTATGGTCCACAGGGCGCCGGGCTGGACCTTGATGTCCTCAGCCGATGCGATGTTCTCCAGCACGGCGATGGGATTTCCCGACAGCTCTAATATCCTGGACAACTGGCTCAAAGCTCTATTAAGCTCCCGCTGCGGCTGCACAATAACAGGGATATCGGACACTCCCCAGAAGTGCTTGGGGTCCCTGGTGTTGGGGAAGATGATAAAGGGGATAAAGCCGTAGGGGTTGGGCCTGGAATCGATAAGCTCGGTATCGACAAAGAGGTCGAAGTCGGTATCGGTCCAGGCCTCGGTGACATAGGCGGTTTTTTTCTCGATGGCCCTGCCATGCAGCATGTATATCTCCTCCCTGGTGAGCTGGTATCGTGAAGCGACCCGCCAGACACGGGAAAGGTCGTCTCCCAGCCACCAGGCGAAGATCCCCGAGACGTCGGGGGCGGTGATCCGTATGCGCTGGGCATCATGGTCCCAGATTACCTTGTAGCAGCCGTCCCCGAGGATGGCGGTGTCGATTTCGGTCTCGTAATCGAGCTGGGCGAGGTTGTTCTCCTGGTACACTTGATGGAGGACCTGCTCGGCCTGTCGTACCCTGGTCAAAACGTCCTTGTCCTCTTTGGCCGGGAAGCAGGAAAAGGTAAATCCCTGCATGAGAAAGCTGGTGACCTTATCAATGGAGACTTTAGCGTAGTTGAATACGAGCTGGCGGTGTCGGGACTGCGTGGGCCAGTGGGCGCCCTGGTAGAAATCAAGGTTGGAGCGGTAAGCGGCGAGGCGTTGGGTATCCATGCGGTTCAGATGCGATGGGTTGAAGTCAGTCATCTCTCAAGCCTCCTTTGGCTGCCCTGGGGCTAAATTCCGAATCCCGATATCTAAGTCCTAAACAATGCCAAATGACAAAATGGAGTAGTTTTGACATTTGGGTTTGTTCAGTTTTTGCGTTTTGCTTTGTCATTTTGACTTTTAAATTCCGACCGCCTTCAGCCACCTCTGCACAGTTCTCGGGCTGACCTCAAATATGCGGGCAATCTCCCTGACGCTTTTCCCTTCCCGCTTCAACTCCATCATTCTCTGGGCCCGCCTGC